CTTCACATCCATTAGTTAGTTTAAAATGTCGTTGTGAATTTTTTTCAGCAGAAAAAGTAACACCAACCCAAGATGGCCATTGTTCGGTAAATCCTCTAATTTTATTAGCAACCTCGACAGCTGTGTCTAATTTGTTTGCAATTACAAGTATCTTTTCGGGACTATTCTTTTTAGCAAAAACAAGTTTTTTAGATGACCATGCAGCGGTTACCGTGGATACCCCTGCCTGTCGATACTTCAATGCAATGTTTTCATTATAATTTTCAAAATCATCAACCAAACTTACTTGGTCGGGAAACAACTCTAACGGAACATATTTTTGTACCGTATTGTCGTATGTTTGGAGATATGTTTTTAATGCATATGGTGTAGATTTCATACACTTTGCATATTCCATTATTACCGCTTCTTTACTTAAACCCATATAAAATAAATATATGAACCTATGTTAAATAAGAAACCCCTCTTTCGAGGGGTTTATATTATCCAATTCCTAAACTCTTTAAAAAGTCATCCATGTCGTCGTCATCGTCATCCTCACCACCCATAGAGTCCTCAAAATCTTCTTGTTTTAATTCCTCAATGATTTCATCAACCATCTTTTTAACCATCTTTTTACCTCTATCACTACCTGATAAAATTTCTCTTGCCATTTTCATAAACTCCTCGGCAGATAATTCTGCAAATTTAACCATAAAGTATTGTTGCAAGTTTCTCTTATCATCTTCAAATAATTCATCAGGATAAGCTTCTCTAAATTTTTCCCAAATAACAGGACCTAATCTCATATCCCAAATCTCACCAACAATTGTATCTTCAGATTTCAAAACCGCTTGTTGTCTTCTTTTGTCCTGTGGTAGTCCATAAGTACCCGCAATTTCCATAACACCTTTAGCTAATTCATGAATTAGGATTGGTAAATTAACACCACGAGCTTTTACAGTTGGGGGGTCGGTTTGAGCATCTAACTCAGATTTACCATAAGTGGATTCTCCACTTCCTGCCATACCTTGCACCATAGAGTCCGGCATTAACCAATATAGTGAGTCCGCAAAAGACATAAAAACACCATAAAGATTTAATAATCTTGGGTTAATTGCGTTTAATTCTCTATTTAATAATTCAAACATGTAAGATGATTTCTTAGCAGCTCCTTGAATTAACGAGTTGATAAATCTTCTTTTACCCTTTTCTAAATCGAATTTTTCGAATGCATCCATAAAGTCATCCAACTCATCCTCATTTTGACCAAACATATCTTCAACTTCTTCTTCTGAAGGTTGTTCTCCTTTTTGTTGAAATCCTTCGGACCCAATATCATTAGGTCTTACAAGTTTAGCATCAAATTGTAAAGCTCCGTCAGGGATTGCAAATTCTTTTTTAATTAACTCAACCGCAAGTTCCTCAAGGTATTCTTTGTTTTCACTTTCAATTTGAGCAATTTCTTGCATACCTCTCATTACCATCATTTGAAGTTGCATCATCGCATTTTGAGACCTCACATCTTGCATTCCAGTATATCTCTTCAGATTGTTAATAACATCTTTAAATCTTTTAGATGCAATCAACTCTTCAAATGAAGATGGTTTACCAGGTCCTTCAGGTGTTATTTCAGGAAATGCTTTAGATTTAGAAAATGGGGTTTCTCCCTTCTCAATTTTAGACTGAATGTCAGGAGACATTCTTTCAGGTCCTTCATAATCAATTGGAGCCTCATTAAGTCTATTAATCAATCTATTAACTAATTTATTCTTATTCATTTTTTTAATTTTCATTAAACTTTATATCTAAAACATCAAACTTTAGGAAATTTGGTAATTCACTCTTTCTTTTTCCTTTTGGGGCTGTTTCTGTATTTGGAGCAGGTTTGTATGGGTTCTTACGTTGTGGGGTTGTAGTCTTTTCTTTCTCCTTAGTTCTTTCCTTTTCCTTAGTACCGGAACCTTTTGGGGCTGGGTCTGTATTTGGAGCAGGTTTGTATGGGTTCTTACGTTGTGGTGTAGTAGTTTTTTCTTTCTCCTTAGTTTTTTCCTTTTCTTTAGTAGTTTCAGAAATCATTTTTTGGTACTTAATAGTTTCTATTAAATCTTTCTTTGACATTCTTGGACTTAAATTTTTTTGTAAGATTTCTTGCATTTTCATCTCTAAAATAAATTCAAACGGATTTTTACCTTCTTTTAATTTGTCTTTAACTCCTAAAACACACTTTTCGTATTTGTCAGTTTGTTTTTTAGTCCACTCACTTCTTTCGGTAGTCCCAAATTTTTCTCCCATAGTCGCAGTACAAATTGCCCATGGATTTTTCTTCTTATTCTTTTTGTTTTCCATAATTCTTGATTCAGTTTGGGTTTGGGGTTGAGGAATTCTTATTGCTCCTCCTGAATGTGTACCTCCCATCGCGGCCGCAACTTCTGCTTGGTCCTTATTAAAATCATATCTAAGATAACTACCATCAGGATTTTTTGTTTTACATGAAGACCCGTCAAATTCAGTACCTCCAATTGCTTTACAAATTGCATCCCCTGACGTTGAAAACGGGTAGACTATTTCAGCTTCATCTAACTCAGTTGAAACTTTACCTTTACTATCACTAGATACCTCATTACCTGTTTTTTCTTTGTAAAGTTTTCTATCTTCTTCTTTACTTAAATCGTATTCAGTTGTTGCCTCTTTAATTATTTTCTTGTGAAGCAAATTTAGTTGGGATTCACTTAGATTACTTAAAGTTTTTTTACTAAACCCAACTTTTAACATTTCTTGAATTTTTTTTATGTAACTCATCGTGTTTGAAATTCTTTATAAAATTCAAGGATTATATCCTTTTCATATAGTTTATCTTTAACCTCTTGTTCCGTCATTCCGTAGTGAAAAACCAATCTTTCATCTAAATCCTTATCACTTTCCCACGCTAATGCCACAACATTATCGGTTGCGTCTTTCATACAAAAAAAATCGGAGTTTTGAACGAGTTCCATTTCAATATCTTCTCTGTTCAATACTCCTACTTTTTTAATTACTTCCATATCTGGTGATGTTGGGTTTCCGTTAGCCGGAATTGTATCCCAATCATCCCCCCAAACTTCTTTATCATCTGAGAAAATAAATTCATATATTTTATTTCCTCGATAATTTGAACCTAATCCATTAACAAAAACTAAAAAACTCATAGTATTTGTCCATTAGGTGATACCTTGAGTTGTTTGTTATTGTTTTCAAAAACTAAATTACCTTTGTTTGTCTTCCCAACAAAATTAATCTGTGGGAAATTTTTAAGTATTTCTTTGGCCACTTGTTTTTGGTTTTTAGATTCACTTAATCTGTTAATTTCATTGAAGGAATTTTGTACCTTATTTTTTAATTGAGTTTTTTTGTTTTCTTTTTTCTCTGAAATAAACTTATGTTCATTTTCATTAATAACAAAATATCCTTTTAAAATCTTATCAACCTTACTTTCTTTAAAGATATTACCGAATACTCCGTCTAAAAAATCTTCTTCTTTAAACTCATGCATCCCTTCTTTCATTTCAGAATCTATCGGCTCTTCTTCATTATCTGATGGTAATTCTTCAGTATCCATTCCCATATCTTCATCATCCATATCCTCCATTCCCATGTCCATTCCTTCTTCATCATCTTCACCTTCTAATTTACCAATAATATCTTCTTTGTCATCCTCATCCAAATTATCACTAATTGCTGATAATATAGAATTGATTACATATTTGGCATCCTTTGATGAGATTTCCTCTTGGTTATCTTGTAAATCTCTAATTTTTTGAGCCAACTTACCTGTTAATTTTTGAATTGTCTTAAAAGTAACATCTTCATCATCATTACCTTCCATATCAGATGGTAAATCTTCAGTTGGTTCTGGTAAATCCATAGGTTCTTCAGGACCCATTGCACTATCGTCAGATGGTATTTCAGGTTCTGAAGGTACTGGAGATGGCTCGGGCATTGATGGTTCTTCCATAGGTGCAGGTGCCTCGGTATCCATTTCAGGCTTTGGAGTTCTTAATGTATATTTTTTTTGTTCACTAAACAAAGAAATTCCTTCAGTTGTTTCAGTCAAATTGTTAACTTCTTTAGCAATTAAATTCAATCTTTTAAATGCTGCGGAATAAGAAGAATAATGTCTTCTATTCTTCATTGGTTCAATATAATCAGAAACAGACTCATTAATTTGTTTCTTAATCACATATCCCATTTTTTCTTTAGCAATTTCGTACATATGTCCGTCAGCCAATTTTACTTGGTATTCGGTAGACGATGACTCGTTAATAGTTTGTTTTGGAACTTCGTTATATCTTGCAATTTCCAAAATTCTTCTTAATTTGTCATCTCCTTGTAGTTTCTCACTACCTATTGGTTTTAGTTTACTCATTTTTATAAAATTTTTAGCTATTTAATCCATTAAATCCACCGATGGTTACGGCTTGTAATTGAACTACGGTATCTGTTCCATTATTTCTAGTGTACACAGGGTGAGGTTGTAATGTTGACGTACAAGTCGCACATGAACCTGTTGTCGCATTTATAACGACATATGTGTAAGTGCCTGAAGAAAATTCTGCCATAGTAGTTTTTCTTAATAAATATATTAATATTGTAGATTTTTTTTAAATATCTTAAAATAACAAAAAATTACTTCAAAGACAATTCCTTATCGATTAGATTATTTTCCAAATCAAATAATTTTTCAAGGTAATTACTTCTTCTCAAATATTTAAAAACAAGATTTTCGTATGAATATTCACCACCCTCTTTTAATCCCGAGCTTCTATATTTTTTAAGTTTTTCTTTAAACTTTTTAATATAATCTCTTGCTTCATCAATTTCCTTTAAGGAGGCATTTTCTACTACGGTATCAATTTGGGATTTCCAATTTAATATTTTGGACTTTAATAATTCGGTGTCAATTTTTGGATTTTCTTTTTCAGGTTTCACTTCCCACTCATCAAACATTACAGAATAAACTCCAGAACTAAAATGGGCTTCAGATGCATTTTGAACGTACAATTCAACCTCATAACCAAACATTCTTATATCATGGTTATTATTGAATATTGTCTTTTTAACTCTAAATAGTTCTTCATACAATGGTAAGGTCTCCTTATCAAATTGCTCAAAATCGCAAACCACGTGTAAATCAATATCAGAGAATTCTGACCAATTATAATTTGCCAAAGAACCTGTAAAAATAATATCTTCAACAACTAAAGGAACTCCAATAAAGTCAATAAACTCATGTGAAATCTCTAATAGTTTTTCGCGAACATCGGAATTTAAACTTAAATCTTTATTCCAAATTTTGGGATTTAGTTCATCCTTACCAAAGAAACTTTTTATAATTTTGTTATCACTCACATTAATAAATATACCAAGAATTACATTCTTTTATACTTATATTTTTTTGAAATTTCTTTACTAAAGAACGCACCTTGAGATTCAGCCATTCTAAATCTTGTAAAAACTTGGATGGGAACTTCTTCATATTCGTACTCAGCATTGTTTTTAAACCCAATTACCAATTTACTAGTTGCGGTGTCAAATATTGCACTATTGATGTTAGATGATTCAATTTCACAAATTATCTTTGTTCCGTTTATACTTTCTTTTTTAATTGCCATAATTCATAAATTTAATACTTCAATCATAAACTAAAAATGTTGAATTTTAAATATTTTACCATTACACTTATAAAAAAAGAATTATGACAGAATCAGCAGATGATGGAGTTAAAAATCCTAAGAAAGTAGAGACAAATTCTAACACACCAGTATTAGACAATTTTAGTCGAGATTTGATAAAACTTGCCGAAGAGGGAAAATTAGACCCTGTTGTTGGTAGAGAAGATGAGATTTTAAGAATTGCTCAAATCTTATCGAGAAGAAAGAAAAATAACCCAATTATTATTGGAGAGCCAGGTTGTGGTAAAACAGCAATTGTAGAAGGACTGGCGATGAAAATTTATGACGGGGATTGCCCAAGAAACTTGGTCGATAAACGAATTCTATCTCTTGAGTTAAATTCAGTAATTGCGGGTACAAAATACAGAGGTCAATTTGAGGAGAGACTAAAAGTTATTTTGGAAGAAATTCAATCAAACCCTAATGTTATTTTATTTATTGATGAAATTCATACTATTGTTGGAGCCGGTAATGCTTCGGGGTCATTAGATGCATCTAATA